TCATGGCGTAGAAGCCGTCGCAGACACCGTTGTTCACGCTGTCAATTTTCCGCTCGATGTTGGAAAAATCGGACGCGAGAACATACCCGTCCACCACGCCAGCGCCGGAACCACGACCGCCAAAGCCTCCGCCCCAGCCGTTGCCGCCCCAGCCGAAGAAGCCGAAGATCAGGAAAATGATGATCCATGCAGACCAATCACCGCCCCAGCCTCCGCCATAGCCGCCATTGTTGCCATCGGTGACAGCTCTGATATCAGCGGGGGTCATTTCACTTGCTGTAATACTCATTTTGTTCTTCTTTCAGAAAATGAAAAAAATTATAACAAAATCTGGCCAGATTATTGTTTACCTTCTAGGCGCTCCGAAGCCGAACATTCCACGGAATTGCTCGAACTGACCCTGCATCTGCTGTGCTATTTGCTGGGCTTGGTTAAGCTGCTGCTGGTTTACACGCCCGCTCTGTACAAGCTGATTAAGCAGTTGCTGCGGGTCTTGCCCCCTCATCTGCTGCATAAATTGGGGGAATTGGGAAATCATCTGCATGGGATTAGGCATCATTGCGTTTTACCTCCGCTTTCTTGGCATCGCGTTTTCCATCCGTCAGCTGGTTCAGCCGTTCCTCTACAGCGGAAAGCCGCTGCTCAAATCCTGCGCTGACTGCCTCCGGGGTAGCTCCCGCATCCCGGATTTTGTATTCATACGCTACAATCGGCATTGGTCGCCCTTGCGCGTCCGTCCGCTTTTCGTAGAATACCGGCTTGTTGCTGTCCCAGAGCCGCACAAATCCGTTTGCCGTGACGATAAACGCCTCCGCCGCAGATTCCGAAGCTACCCAAATTCGGTCATCAAGGGGCGGCTGTTGGCCTTGGACGGGTATCTGCGGTTGCCCGATTGGCATTTGCGGCTGGAAATAGTTGGGCTGAAAATAGCCGGATTGGTAGTTGGGCTGCATATAAGGGTTTGCCATCATTCACGCCTCCAAAAATAGATAGGATTTTCGTCCATTGAGTTCCAAGTATCGTACAAAACGCCGTTTTCCACGGCAACAACGTGGTTTTTCAGCGCGACAACGTAGATCCCGCCAGGGTATTCCCGGATAAAATCGCCTACGGTGTAGCAGTCCGGGCATTCCGCCGGGATTGCCGCCCGCCTGAATCCGTGCCGCCGTAACACCGCGCCCCATACGTTATTTGCGCTAGGCATATCGCATTGGGTCAGCCCCTCGCTGGCCAGCTCAACGTAGGATTGGTACCAGTCAATTCCCAGAGCCTTTGCCACAGCTCTGACGGCGCAATCGCCGACTTTCGCGGCGCGGGGATTTGGATTAAAGCTTTGAAATTCAGCCATAGGCAACGCCCCCTTTCTTCCTATAGAATAACAAAAAAATCGGTAGGGAAACTCTCGTTTCCCTACCGACTTACAATCACATATCCTTCAAAAAGCTATCAGAAGTCTATGTTTTTTGGGAGTATGTAGCTATTGTGTCAGTCTTCCTTTCTTCGCCCCTATTCTTCGGGGACGACTGTGATATAAAAGCCGCTATACTTTGCGGGTTTTACCAAAATAAACAAAAAAAGAGCCGAACAGCACGCAAAATATACGTACTGTTCGGCTCCGATTGCCCATTCCTGCGCCCAATTACGCAGGAGAAGAATATTTGATTGTTTTCTTTACTTCGAGGACTATGTAGCCGTCGCCCTTGCGCCGTATCTCCACATCGTTCCCACGCTTTATGATAGCCTCTATGGCCTTTATGATTTCGTCATTATTCATTTATTGCCCCTCAAATCGCGTCAGCGTTTTTGAACGCCTCCATAAGTTTGGGAAACTGGATAGCGAAAAAATCTACCATTTCCTCGTTTTGTGCCCATTCGGAGTTTTCCGCAAGGCCACTTTCAAAGAGAAAAGCATGGATAATCTCATGCCGCCTGTTCTTTCTAATCTGAACTTGTAAGTTTTTCTTACAAGTTCGGTCGCCGACGTGCTTACTATAGCTATCCACAACCAGTTCTTTGCTGGTTTCGTCGCAAAACCCATCACATTCTGCCAGCCGAGAATCTTCGTCTTCACAGCAGACGGAAAGTGTGTATTCAGCCCCAAGCGCATTTATTTTTCTGGTATCCACGCCACGTCAACCTCCTTTGCTAAGTTCGTCTTTCAGAATGTTCTTGTATGTTCCCTGATGATCGGCGATTGACGGCTTAATAAACGGGTGCGCCCGATTGCCAGCTGTCCAATGCCAGATTCCCTGCGCGTCCTGATATTTCCACGGAGTGGGGCGGCCTCCGCCTCCCTCGGCGTATTTGCCGGTTCCCATTTCCTGATAAATGGCGTATCCGGTTTGCGTTCCGACGCGCATTTCTTTTCCATCAATCACA